CGCCTGAGTAGTACATGGCTGTTGAGTTTGCTTGGAATGACAATTCTTGCAGAATGGTCGAACCACCAGTAAAAGGCTTGTAACGGCCTTTTTCGCGCAGGCGAGTCAGCAACGCATTGTTTTTGGTCACGTTATCGGCAACGATGCCGGAGCGTGATTCAATGGTAGTTGCTAAAACGTCTGAGTAATTACTATTGGCGTATGCCATGATTTACTCCTTGTTTAAAAATTTGCCGACCGTAACGCATTTGCGATAACAGCTCGGCGGTCTGATTGACTTACTGGGCCAGAGACTGCGCCGCCTGGTGCGCCCCTTACCTGTACAGCCGCTTGTCTTGCTTTTTGAACCTGATTCTGTGCGGCGTAGCTTTGTTGCTGTTGAGCAAATAAACTTTGTGCCAATTGTGGATCAAGTCTTACAGCGGTGTCATATGCCACTTGCAATTTCTCGCGTTCTGACATATGACTAATGTCCCCTAGTACCTGCGGCGCTTGGAGAAGCGACAACATACGGTCTTGGACTGCCTCAAAGTGCGTGTTTGCGGGGTCGCTCGCAAACTGCTGGATTACAGAGAGTGCTCTGTTTTCATTCTGTTTCTGTGCTTCGTACTGCGACTGCGTGATGTGTTGCGTGAGCTGCTGTACTTGTTGCGCCAGTTGATTGTAGTGAGAATCTTGCTGTGGTGGGGCGTCGCCGCCAAAATAAGCAGCCACCTGATCCAATGGGATTTGAAACTGCTGAATCATTTGCGCGACCGCTTGCGACTTCTGCTGTGGTGTGCCTGTTCTCAGCAATGCCGCAGTCTGAAGCAATGGGCCAATCGCCTGCGCGGGCGTACTGCCCTCATTCCGCAAAATCCATTCATACGGTGCAAATTGCTCGGTGATTGCCCGAGCCTCTGCGTCTCGCTGCTTGTATGAGGTAATGCCCTTTTCGTAGTCGGCATCCCGCTGGGCAAAGGCTTGCTGTAATTCAGCCGGTGCTTTTTCCCAATGTTCCTTTAGCTCAAGGCGCAGGCTTTTGGGCATCTCAGCTCTAGGCTTGTCTGCCATCTGCGGCGCTTGATTCTCGGCATTGGGAAACTTAGGGGCAAACTTACCGCCCTCTCGGGGCTGGTTTGCGGCGTGTTTGCCACGGTTTGTTGGTGTCTTGGTTAACGCCTCGCGGATCGTGTCGGCTCTGCTTTGCGGCTCTGCTGGCGCTGTTTGGGGCGCTTCGACCGTTGGGGTTTCGGGTGCTGGTGTATCTACTGTGTCGGGTGCGACAACTTCGTTTTCCATCACTTCATCCTTTTCATTTGTTCCAAAGTCATTTTGATCATCTCCTTGCGCTCAGGCATGGGACGGTTGTGTAAACGGTTTGCCATCTCTACGTTTAGGTTAGACATCTTAACAGGTGCAATCGGTGCGCCTGGTCGGTCAAACTCTTGTACCGTAGCCAATTGACCGCGTAGCCTGTCTCGGTGCGCTTCTTTCTTCTTGTTCCACTCTTGCTGTGCATACTTAACGTCAGAATGCCCCATCTCGATTGAATCGGTGCGCTTAAGGTGGTCACGCCACTGCTTTCTGCCCTCAATCATTACGCCATCAGGTGACATGAATGGGGCAATGTCGCCCATGACCGTGGTGTATTCGCCAGATCGACCCTTAGACTTTTCGTAAGGCTCGCTACCGTCAGATGGAAATACCCATGTTGTTCTCACATCATCTCCAAGATCATTGCAATATCTTCTTCATCACGTTTGAGCTTAACACGCACTTCAAGGTCTTTGACCCTTTGCATGAGCAAATCATAATCAATTTGTTTTCTGACCGCAACCTCTATTGTTTGCTCAGGCGCGGAAGTGATTTCTTCTCTTACCTCGGGCGGTAGACCAAACAGCGCCTCTTGCAATTTGAGCTTGCGTTGGCCCTCTAGCTTTCGGTCTTTAGCCCATTGTGCATCGCGCTTTTTTTCGTCAAAGCCAAAGTGACCGCCAAGCAGAATGTCCTCTACTGGCGTGGGTGCAACTCCAACGCCAATTGTGGCAAATGGCAGCTCCGCAAATGATGCGTAGCCAAACACTTATGTTCCCCAAGTGGCAGAGGGTGCGCTTGTTACCCACAGACCTGTTGCCGAGCTGTAAACCAATATATCGCCATTGTTTGGGTTTTGTGCCGACACATCGTGCAGCTCATCCATCTCGTAACCATTCTGCACCTTAACAATTAACTTGCCGTGAACTGGGTGAGCATGGGCAACAACAGCCACATAGACAAGATGCTGTGGCGCATACGGCTTGGTTGCGGTCAAAGCTCCTGCCGTGGTCGGGCTTAAATAAAGCTGCGCCCCATCGGTGTACGCTGATGTGTCAAGGTCATCAACCAACCCAATGATGGTTACATACCCATTAGAGTTGTTGTTCAAGTCACTTGTTATCAATCCCAAAGTCTGCGCTGATGTGGCATCGCTTGTCGCCAATGCTTTAGAAACTGTTGGAAGTTGTCCTGTAGCGCCTGAGATATAAACCGCCGTACCTTTTGTTAAGGTTGCGCCAGTAGAATTTCGCACTCGTTCAACAAGCACAGAAGCTGGAGACGTTTGCGATACCGCAAGGTCAACAACCGATCCAGTTGTCGTAACAATGACGCTTCCATCGGAAGATGCAATTGACGTTACGGTGTGTTCAGCAGGCAACGTAACAAATACATCCTTAGTGCCAGCCGCAAGATCAAGTTTTGAGCCTGTCGAGGAGGAGATTACGGTTGTCCTTGCTAGTGTTCCGCTAGAGTAAGTACCGATTCCCACTTCCCATTGAGCGCCGCCCGAAATGGTGTAGTAGGTCGTATTACCGTTACCAATGACTGCAAATGACTGAAACCCTACAACCGAACCATCTAGCGTGATCGTCCCAGTACCTGTTGAGGTGGTGGTTTGTCTTACCCGATCAGCAAGGGCTAGGCTCATGTGGTCTCCACGCCTATGACAAGACCGTCAGCACCCCTGATGACTTTCTTGGGTGCGGTGAGCCTTTGCATAGCTGCGCCAATGTTTTGCATTGATTCACCATGCAAGTTTGCCATGTTGTCGTGCAAGGCGGTTATTTTGTCCATTGCTTGGACAATCGTGCCACCTAGTTCGTTGGTTATTTGTGCAGCCGCTGCTTCAACCACTGGTAAGTCGATGCCAGGGTTGCTACCAATCCTTGCCACCATGATCTTAGTCGCTGCGTCAAGTTCTGCTTTCCATCGCTCATATTCTTCCTTTCCAGCCATTTCTCGGGCTTTAATTTGGAGTTCATTGTTTTGCTTGGCGGCTTCAAAGTCCGCTTTCATTTGCGCCAATTGCATATCTGCCTGCGCTTTTGCCTGCTGCATTTGCATATCAAGCTGTGCCTGTGCTTGCGCCAATTGTGCATCTGCTTGCATCTTCATCTGTTCAGACTGCGCTTGTGCTTGCATACGCATTTGTTCTGCTTGCTGTTCGGCTTGCATTTGTAGCATCTCGGGCGGTGGGCTAGGCTGTTGTTGAGCCGCTTGATCTGCTTTGTCTTGCAAGGCTTTCATTGCCCTCTCAACCGCGCTCTCCAATCCCCGACCGGCTCTAAACCGGCGTACAAGGAATAACAGCATCTCGGAGGCCATTGGCAAGGTCTCAGGCGCTTGGCTAATCATAGGGATTGCCTCACGCAAGAACAAACCGATAGCTTGGATGGCTTCTTGTGCGCCTTGCTTTTCTGCTTGCTCATCAATCTGAGCCAAGCTGTCAGCCTCAACCGCAATATGGAAGTCGCGAATGGTGCTATTAGATAGCATCTCCAACGCCGCTTGCAACATCTGCGGGTCTTGACCATCGGGCGTGTTCATCACGCCAGACATTTCGACAATCAGCTCGGGCGGGTAGAACTTACAGATAATTTGCGCTTTGAGCTTAAAGATGTCGGTAGCAAACTTAGCCACATCGCCTTGACTGCTCTTTAACCGCAAGCTACCAAAGTTGGCTTTAAGCTGTTGAGCACCGAGGGTTTCTTGGGCTTTGGACGATCCACGCAAGATGTCCGATATGCCCATGATCTCGTAGATCGACTGCTTGACCTGTTCTCTAGCAGCGTACAACTCACGCAAGGTCACAATGATCTGCGAGGTGTCCATCATGTCGATAGCGCCCTTTAAGCCGCCCTTTTCCGACATTGCCGCCCATCCAGTGACAGGGAATAGCTTGTTGTCCACGCCCTCACTGAACATTCGCGCCAGCTCTTTAAACTCAGCATTAAACACGCCGACCGCTTTACAAGCCTTGGTCAACAGGTAAATGCGTTGTGTCAGGTTGTCCAACTCTTGCGCCTGATCCTCGTACTCACAGTAATCAGGTACAGGAATCATTGTGCCGGTGGTGGTGGTTGCCATCAACGGTTTAGGGCATGGGAAGAATTCTTCTAGCTCTAGCGGGTCATCACGCTCATCTAATGCTTGCGGATAACCTTTGGCAATCCAACAA